CCTAACTGGCGGTTTATCCTCTAGATTTATATCGACAGGCGGGGATCTTGCATTGAATCCAACAGTTAGATTTTCATTACCTTCTGCAACAAGCGGTGGATCTTTCGGTGGATATTATTATCCATTCATAACTGTTAGAGATTTAGGTAAGAACATTAATGTACCTCCTGCGGCTTATGTATCAAATAATTACATTCTTAAATATGAAAACGCATTACCTTGGTCAATCGTGGCTGGTGTAAGACGTGGAGTAATAGGTGGAAATGGGGTTGTAGGTTTAGAATTAAATCTTGATACAGAAGATCGTTACTACTTAGAGCCATTCGGAATAAATCCGATTGTATTCCAAAGTGGAACAGGACCAACTATATTTGCAAATAAAACTGCACAACAAGTCCCAAAATCTGCGTTAAGCTCAATTAATGTTAGAGAGGTTGTAATTTATATCCAAGATGGTATTGAAGCAATTCTTAAAAACTACTTATTTGAATTTAATACAGCTCAAACGAGACTAGAAATAAAAACATTAGCTGATAATTTCTTATCAACTGTTCAAAATGATGATGGTGTTTATGATTATAGAAATATAATGGATGAAACAAATAATACACCGGAAGTAATTGACCAGAATGTAGGTATCCTAGATACATATATTGAACCAGTAAGAGGAATGGAAATTCTTGTACAAAGAACAACTATTTTAAGAACTGGTGCAATTAGTACAGGAAACTTCCAATAAGAGGTTAAAGAAGACGAATATATAAAAAAACAAAATAAACTATGCCGTTACCACATTATACCCAATCGAGGTCCAGTAGCCAAAGGTACGAACCTATTCAGCCTAATCTATTTGAGGTGACTATATTTTCACCGTTAGGGGATGATACTGGTCTAATCTTAGAGCAAGTAAAATCAATTGGAGGATTAAATAACTTAAATCCATCAATCGATCCTGTAAATCAAAAATACAAATTTGCTGATAGATCTTATGCTGGTATGCCGGCTCAAACTTTTGTCGATCTGACTCTTAACTTTAGCCTTAACTTAAATGAAGCTAATGAAAACTTTATCTACAATACTTTCCGTAATTGGAATAATTTAATTTATGATCCATTAACTGGTGAAATGGGATTAAAGAAAGATTACGTTGGAAGTATGATTGTAGTTCAATATAACAGAGCAGGTGATATCTTTAGAAAAATTACATTTAAAGATATATTCCCTACAGGACAACCTGATTTTGTTGATGAATTGAATTATGAAACTCAAGATCCTGCTGAATTAACAATGACTTATCGTTGTGATCACTGGGTTGAAGAGAACGTAGGAGCTTAATTAACTAATTAAAACTGGGAATAGTAAAATATTCCCAGTTTTTTTGTCATCACTCTAATATATAATATAAATTATATAATATAAATATGATCATATATAAACTACAACAACAAAAAACTAACAAAGTTTATGTAGGATATTCAGTAAATGACAATCCTAATAACTTTGGGACAGGTAAATATATTAAAAGAGCAGTTAAAGATTTTGGTACTACTTCTTTTAATAGAAAAGTATTGGAATCATTTGACCATGAAGAATCTTTATCAACTGTTATGGCTCGTGTAGAGTATTGGATTAAAAAGTTTAAAGCAGATAATCCTAAATATGGATTTAATGAAACAGTCCAAGAACTTATTCCACAAAAGAAAAGACTTACTAAAAAATTACAGGTTCTTTTAACACCTGGTGATGAAGACAGTCTTAATCAAATTATTATTCAAAAAGCAATGGAACATGGTATAAAACCAGTTGCCATCTCACGCTATGTTAGACAATTAATTGTAGAGCATATTGTAGATGAAACAAAACCAGCGAAACAATTAACAAAAATTAATTAAATATGTCAAAAGAGCACGAAGAAAACATTAAAAAGGAATTTGAAGCTGCTGAAGGTGTCGAAGATACTACAGCAGTAGAAACTCCAAACGAAGTTGTAAAAGACTTAGGTAAAGTAGATACAAGCAGACAATTAAAAACCGTAAAACCAGATGACCCAGAGATTAGAAAGATAAATGAGTTAGTTGGTTATACTAGATTAGATCTTTCATCATTTCCATCTAAAGGAAAATTTTATAGAGATGATTTTGAGATTCATATTAGGGCAGCTAAAGTTGCTGAAATTAGAACATTCTCTACTATAGATGAAAATAATCTTAAAGAAGTAGACGAAGGTTTAAATAATATAGTCGTATCATGTAGTAAAGTACAATATGGCGCAACACGAGGTTCTTATAAAGATATATTAGAAGAGGATAGGATTTACTTAATTCTTTCTATTAGAGAACTAACATTTAAAACTGGTGAACAAACTTTAATGATGCCTATTGGTAAAAAGTCATGTAAATCATCAAATTGTAAATCACAAGAGACTGTTGAATTAAGAACTAATAATTTACAATTTAATACAATTGTTGACTCGATAGAAAAATATTATGATGAGACTGATAGGTGTTATTCTGTTGCTACTAAAAATTATGGTATAATAAAAATGGCACCACCTACAATTGGTGTTATGAGAGCTATAACTGATTACGTGAGAGATAGAGAAGAGAAAGGACAAAGCTGGGATAAATCATCATTGTCTTCATTACCTTATTTACAAAGAGAATGGAGAGGATGGTCTGATAAAGATATCTTTTCTACTATAACATCTTTTCAAGGCTGGGATGCTACTAAATATACAATTATCTACAGATTAGCTGAGGATATGAAAATCGGCGTAAAGCCGGAGATGGGATTCCCATGTCAAAGCTGCGGTGAGGAGGTCACCGTACCGCTCACGTTTCCCGGCGGTATCAAAGCTCTCTTCCTTATTCCAGATATCTCTGCTGAACTTCTTTAAGGTTCGAGTATTACTTATGGAAAAGTTGCATATTCAGCCTTCAGAGCTGGATTTGCTTCCTTTCTATGAATATGAATATACTTTAGAAATCTATAATGATTTATTAAAAGAGCGTAATAAGAAAGAAGAACAACAAACGCAAGAGACGTCGGATAAATACAATATGGATGGGCTAAAAGGCCAGGCCAATAGAAGTATGAAATCTGTAAGAGCACCTTCTATGCCTAAAATAAATATGCCTAGACTATAAAAATAATTTTTAAATGGCTACTGCTACAATAAAAGATTTAATGGATCCGCTAACAAAGATTGCGGCAGCAACAGAATCAACTGCTACCTCAATTGATAAGCTGACCATGACTATTACTGCGAGTGGGCAAGTTGGTGATGGAATACAAGGTGCTATTCTAGCTGAATTACAATTACAGACTCAATTACTGAAAAACCAAAAGGGTGGAGGGATGTCTGCACTTATGGGTGGTAAAGGAGGTGCTGGTAAAGGTTTAGCTGAAGGTGGTAATGGTTTTAAAATATTAGGAGCAGGTACATCTGACATGGCTAAAGCCTTACTATTATTTATGTTAGTTCCTAAAGGTGCTATTAAAAAGTTTAATCTTTTTGTAGTAGATATGGTTAATACTTTAGGTGAAATGGATGCTAAAAAAGTAGAGGCAGGTAGTATAGTTTTAGGAAATTTAGGTGATTCTATATTTAAATTTGTAAAAGGCTTAGCATTATCAGCGCTACTCTTAATTCCTGCTGCCATTGGAATTCCTTTACTTTATATTAGTGTAGGTCTTTTAGTACCGTTATTCTTTTTATTAGGTAAAGGAGAAAAACAAATTAAAGCTGGTGCTAATGCTTTAGATGATATTGGTGATGCTCTTAAATCATTTGCATTTGGATTAGCCGGATTTGCTTTGGTTACTTTCTTTATTCTTATGCAACCTGCTATATTAATAGGAATGGTTGCTAGTTTAGTATTGATAGGTGGTTCAGTAGCTTTATTAGGAATGGTTGATAAACAAATTAATAAAGGAGCTAGTGCATTAGCTGTGATGGGATTAGGCTTAATCGTATTTGGTGTAGGTTATGCTATATTTGCATTAGCCGTCGCGTCAACTGCGCCTTCGCTTGGGTCAATTGCAATACAGGCAGGAATTTTAGTTGGTATAGGAATATCTACTGCATTATTAGGATTGGTTGCTGGTACTATTCTTATGGGTGCAGTTTCATTAATAGCAATGGGTATTGGTTTAGCTGTATTTGGATTAGGATATACTCCATTTGCAGAAGCAACTAAAGATGCTTCATTAGAATCTATTGGTATACAAGGTGCATTATTATTAATGTTAGGTTTAGAATTTGCAGCAGCAGGATTAGGTTCCATAGTAATTGGGGCAGGGGCATTGGCCTTTGGCGCAGTAGGTTTAGCATTACAAGAATTAGCCCCAGGGTTAAAAGCAATGAAAAGTGTTAACTTTACTACTGATGATGCTAAAAATTTAACAACCACTTTAGCAGGTGTTAAATTAGCATTCGTAGGTCCGCCTAAGGGTGGAGGGGTTTCAGGATTCTTTAAAAGTATAGTTGGTGCAGTAAAAAGTGGATTTACCGCTGGCGATATGATAGCATCGGCCGCAGGTTTTGCAGCTGCAGGTAAAGCATTAAGTTTATTATCAGTAGGATTAAAAGATTATCAAAAATTAGATTGGACTTCTGAGGAAAGTATACAATTAGCTGAAGTATTATCTGGTATAACAACAGCGTTTGCTCAGGCAGGCGGTGAGGCTGCAACGCCAACTGGAATATTTGGAGCGGTATTTGGAAATGCATTTAGTCCTAATGCAACTAAGAAAGGTATACAATCTGTTATGGGTGCAGGTAAAGCATTAACTAGTATAGCTGAAGGATTAACTGGATTTCAAAAATTAGTAGATAGTAAAGTAAATTTTATAGATTTAGGTGAATCTATATCTAAAACTGTTGGATTTATACAAA